TTGCTCAACTGGGGTTCTGGCACGAAACGAAAGGGGAATGCAACCTAATACTTGGGTATCTTTTTTAGCCTGTCATTTATTCGAGTAATCGTCAGCTGGGTAGCCTCCATATCTTCGGTGATGATACGGATTTGTTTAGCGTGATAGAGCAAGTTCTCCTCAGTTCTTTCACCCCACTTGCGACTAGCCACATTTTCAAACTCTATGATGTGGGTTTGCTTAGCGTTGTATAGAAAGTCCATATGACTTCGGCGGTCAGCTCTCCGCTCTAATAGTTCTGCGTATTCATTCATTTTCTGGATAATCCTCTGGGTAGGTATATCCTTTCACAAATTGCCTATCCTCGCTGGCTAGGTGGTCGGCGTAATCCTGCATCCCTAGTTCGTGGTGAACTGGGTCAGTGCTTTTTAGCACATCACTCGGCATATAATCCACACCGCCAAAGTGAAATGGGTCATAGCAATCGTCTAGCATCTCGTTGAACTTTTCTTCTAGTTCGGCTTCGGTTATCCATTCGGTCATTAGTTTTGTCCTTTCGTTAGTGGGCAGTTTTTTGAGATGCCCAGCTCTTATGGTTATGAGAGTTTGGATTCAACTATCGCCAGATTGATGTCCCATTCCGCACCCTTTAGGGTGTCGCTATATCTGCCCTGTCCGTTAGTGACAAAGTAGTATTTTGCGCCTCGGTATTCGTTGGCTGGCAATCTGACGATCCTTACGCCCTCGTATTCCCAAATAGCTGACTGACCTGTTTTTGAGATTTTTGTTAGTTTATTCATTTTTTATCCTTTCGTTGTAATTAGTATATAGGTAGTTTCAACTTTTGTCAACTAATTTCAACTATTTACTCAAAGTTTTTTTCTGCGATTGTTAGGCTAAGCAAATGCCCAGTGCCTAATTCTTTGTTGTCTATGATTTCCCAGTTGAATCTATACCCAGATGCCACGCTATCGTAATCTAATATTGTCTTTCGCAACTGTCGTTTTACATTCTTTAGTGCGTTAAGTGCTACCGCCTGAGCTTGCCCTGTGTTTCCGATAGGAGGAGTGAACACGATCTTAGCGTGCCACCGCCTAAAGCCATCTGCCCAAATACTATATTCGTAGTTGCTCATTATTCCTCCTCGTATTCTTCTTCTACGCCTAGAGTCCTAGCTATTTTTTCAGGTAGGTATTCAGCATCGTGTTCTCTAATCTCGTCTGCCCAAACTTCGTGACAGGCTTTGACCACAGCTTCCCAAACTGTGTAAAAAATCATTTGGTTTTCCCATAAAACTTCTTGGGTTTCCTCGTTTGTTAGAGTAAGCCTAAATCCATTTTGTCGTAGATATTCAACATCGAATTCAACCCCTAGCGTTGTTCCTAATCTTGTTGTCATTAGTTATGTCCTTTCATTATTGCTTGTCTTATTTCTTGTGATAATTCAGGTGCAATCATCGAGCGTGTTTTGGCGTTTGCTAATCCCTGCGTTCCTGTTCGCGAACCCCTAGGTGCTGACTCGTGGCAAGGCTGACCATTTTTACAAGCAGGTCTGGGTTGCCAATTCTTCACACCTCCCCAAAGATCCGTTGGCTTCATACGGTCATCGCCATACTGACAATAGGTGATAGTTACCATCGGTAGGTCTGCTAGGACAGGTAGCTTCCGTAGCATCCCTCTAGGGTTTTCTATCAGGAATCCATACTTAGGGTTTAGCGACTCGACCAGTTGGCGTGTGTGTGCAACTAGAGCTTGGCTATCCACAGCCGATTGAGTTTTGGGAATCGGATTATCGCCACCGCTCGCCCAGTGCCTCCCGATAGAAGCAACGCTAAAACTAGTGCAAGGTGGGGATGCCCAAACAAAGTCAGGTTGTCCGTATTTAGCAATCAAATCTTCTGCTGTCAAATCCATAACATCAACAGTTTCCGTGCTGTCAAAATCTGGGTCTAACTCGAAGCTGATAACTGTGTCACCTGCATCGGCGAAAGCTTTAGTGCTACTGCCTGTTCCGCTAAAAAAATCAAACACCAACATAACCGACCGCCTCTAGGTACAGACGCTCGACGAATTCATCTTCGACTTCTAAGAACTCACCATCGGTGATAACTTCTTTAGCTTTTTGCTTGAACAGTTCCTCAGACTTTTTGTCAGCGAAAAAGTAGGTGTTGCTACCACCATCGCCAGCGTTATCAACTTTGCCCACTGGCTCGGTTTCGCCATTTTCGGTTACCATCAGCAACCCCATAAACTGGACATTGAATCCATTAGGCATTAGTCGCTCGGTTATATTTTTGTAACTCCAAGTTATTGTTGTCATTTTTTTATCCTTTCGTCGTAGTAACTACTATATAACCTAGTTTCAACTTTTAGCAACTATTTACCATAAAAAAATAAAAAAGTTTTTTCGCGTTCGGTAATTTTGGTCCATTAGAAAAGGTAATTTTGGTGCATTAGGGTGCAATTTTTTCTCCTCTAATGTCCGTCTAAAAACTCCCTAAGTGTCGGTTTGTAACTTATAAATTACATTCACCAATGTGACCTATGCGTTACTTGTGTGAATTTGTAAAACAGGATTGTCGAAAATCATCAATAGAAGTTGTCAAAAAAACTCAATGTTATACATGTATAGCAACACCTAGAGGCTTATGTGTTGATAAAAAGGTAGCGTGGCAACAGGTAAAACAGTAGCGTAGGCAAAGAAAAATCCCACCAGCGAAAGATAACTGGTGGGATTAGTTAGGGCTGTTTTCTAGCGAGTTTCGCTTGCCTTGGTTACCCTAATTTCCTTGTCGGAAAGATCCTCAACTTTTTCCTTACGAACTGGCTTGTCCTCGATGTCAAGTGCAACAATCGCATCTGCCCACTTGTCCACATTCGCACGAACAATTCCACTCTCTGGGTTACCTGAAGCTTCCAGAATTGCTTTTTTGATTTGGTCTTTAGTTGCCATTACTGATCCTTTAGTAAATTGTATTTAGCTTTCTTCAAAGCAAGCATACCAAAGTCACCTGAGTCTGCTTCTGGCTCTGCTTGCTCCGCTACCTGCTCTGGGTTTAGCTGGTCGATAACTGTCCGTAACATACCAGCCTCATCAGAACTTAGGTCTTTGCCTTCTTCTAATTTCAGCATTGCGTCTGCTAGTGCCTCAGCATCAACTTCTGACTTCTCAGCCAAAGCATCTAGTCCACGAACCGCAGTCTTGCCAGCAGTTTCACTATATGCAGGAAAAGCCACAATACTAACTTCGTGCAAACGAACAGAGTTGAGTGTTCGCTCAGAACCATCCTCATTCCAGCTATCTCCGCCAGCTGGCACTGAGAACCCAAAGCTCATTGAATCAATATCCCCACGCTTCAGCAAAACACTAGCATCACGACCTGCGGTAGTCTGAGGCAAAGATGCTGTCACCTTTAGACCGATGTTATCTTCTTCTAGTTTTAGAGTGCCTGCTCGTGTTGAGCCAAGCACCGAACCGCTATCGTGATTCCACAATAGTTTGATGTCGTTTCTAGCTCTTTTTATTGAGCGTTGGAAAGCTCCTTGTGCGATCCTTTCGGTAAATGGTAGTGGCTCACTTGGGCTGTTGAATACAGCTGCGTAACCTGTAAATGTCATTCCGTCACCATCATCACGCATTTCGATTGGGTGCGTAAAGTTGCGGTGTTCAATTTTCGCCATAGCCTCGCCTCTTATAGTAGTCAGTGTGCGATTTTCTTCTTCTAGTCTAGCAACGATACGCTCAGCGTAAGCCAAAGTGCGCCTCGCAGCAGATTTCGATGGGCCAGATCCCCACAGCAAATGTGCCACCACACCAGCACTGGGGTAATCTTCATTATCTGGATTCGCAGCAGGAGCATCTAAGTCCACCAAATGCCTAGCTATCCACGCACGAAGCCTGACCCACTTTTCAGCGGTCATTGACCCTCTAGCCATAGCTCTAGCCTCGCGAACTGTGCGAGGCGTTAGACCATCCCCTGACAGTCCCTCCTCGTGGTATCTCAGCCCTTGTCGAGCTGCAGCTTGCATATAAGTGGGTGGGTCTAGATTGACCTGTCTAATTTCAAAGGCTGGCTCATAGCCTCTGGTTAGTGGGCTTATTTTCGTGAGCGTTGAGAACCTGTGTCCGACTTGCTGATCTTGGGCTTCCCAGCCTTCGTCACTTTCTCGGTAGATTCTGATGAGCGCAGCTGGGTCGTCTTCTTCTCCGTTGATGGTGAAGTCGCTGTCTGGGACATCGATTTGTCCATCTCTGACGATTCGGGTGATTCGACCTTGGGCTGTGCCACCTGAGCTTTGCCATCTGACGAAATCCCCGACTTCAAGCTCGTCAGGGGCAGCCCTCTGTGATCTGGAATAAGAACCACCTACCTCAACTCCTTCTTCTTCTGAGATTGCTACCATCTGTGCGATGGCACTTTCTTGGCTATCGTGGCAAGCTATTAGCTCACCATCGTCTTTTACGACTGCCCACTCTGGGCAATCTGGGTGCTGATCGTCTATAAAATATGGCATTAGTCGCGCCTCTGTAACTGCATCACTCCCACTACTAAACCAGCAGGATCTGAAACTGCGTATAGAACATCCAGAACTGGAAGCTCGATAATTTTGCTCTCTCCTGGGTCTAGGTGGATGCTGTTTGTTGTTGAAACATTTTCATTACCAATATAGATATATTCGTTACTGCTCTTGGTTAGATTGTGCAGGTGTATCTCTTGTGGCATATTATCTGGCACAGTGATAGCTGTCGGTGTAGTTTCACTCAGCGTGAACTGGTTTTGAACAATCGGCATTAGTCCCCCTCGTATAAGCTCTGCGGATCGTTAGGGTCGAGGTTGGCTAGGTTTTGTAGCTGAACGCTTGGGACACCTGTGTGGTCAATTTCTGGCAAGTCCATCGCTGCTAGAACCTCAGCTGGGGAGAATCCAATAGACACTAATTTGGTTGCCATTTCTACACGCTTGTCCTGCTCGTTTAGTGTTGAGGCATCTATGTTCACATTTGCCAGCGGAACTCTAACTGTGTCAGCACTAGGATCATCCACTCTCCTCAAATCCTCTAATCGGCGAACATCATTGATTGTTAGAAATCCTGCCTGTAATCCTGTGCTATACGCACTCATTCTTGTGTTTAGATCCGCTCTAAGCAGTCCGTCTAGGTTGAATTTTAGAAATGCATTTTGACCATTTGAAAACTCAGCCAGCAATGGGGATAGAGCATTCTCGATTTTTTGCACCAGTGGGCGAAGGCAGTGAGTGACCCAAGCTAGGTTGTTTTGCTCCACGCTGGCATAGGAATTAGTTCCAGGTAATCCCAAAAGGTGTGGTGGGACATTGAACGCTCTGGCAACATCCTCAACTGCCATACGCCTAGAGTCTATGAATTGAGCTTGGTCATTCGTCACACTGGTTTCTTTATATTTAGCACCGCCAGATAGAACACCAGTCTTGTGAGCATTACGCCAACTCTTGTGTCGTGCGTCAAAAGCAGTTTGGAGATTCTTCATTTCCTCGTAGGTCAGCTCATCAGGAAACTCAATAATGCCCTGCGTTGTTGCACCTTGACCGAAGAAACGAGCTGCAAAGTTTTCTAGAGCCATAGCCAAACCGAAGTTTTCTTTGAGAGCTTCGACTCTGCTGACACCTCGCAAATTTCCTGGCTTTACTACATCGGGAATGAAGATAACATCATCAGAAGTAAGTGTGATTTTTTCATCTTCGTGATAGAACATCACACGACCAAGACCATTTCGCTTCATCTTGATTTTGATGGGGTTTAGAACCACCATATTGACGATCTCATTGTTCTGGCGATACACCCTGATGAAAGCATTTCCCTCTAACAATAAACTAACAATGATTGAAGAATAAAAAGCTGAGCGAGTGGTATCTACATCTGGTTTCTGCACCCAGTCTGGTCTAGGTCGCATAGCAATTCTGTCGCCACCTCTGCGAACATAAGCGTCTAATGGCAATGTGCTTACAGTATCGCTAATCAAACTCACCGCACTGAAAATGGCATTGACTTTGAAAGCAGTATCCCCATTTATTAGTGTCGAGGATTGGTTTCCTGTTTCAATATCATCACCGCTGGCGAATAGCGTTTGGTAGCTAATCGCTCTGGACTCAAATAGGTTTCTAAGCATTACTGTCGCTCCAAACTAATTCCGAAAATTATCGCACTTACCCCTAGAGCTATGATTCCTGCTGGTGGAAATAGAATACCGATCCCTGCTGAGATAGTTATTGCTCCGCCTATTTGTAAAATGTTTGCAATCATAATGTCCTAAATATAAAACTGTGGAACTTTCCGCGGTGGCTCAGGCTCTCTAGTTTGTAATGCTCGGTCTAAAGCTATAATACCAGCTACCGCGGCATCAATCTTGCGAGGCGAGCTTCTGTGTTCTTTGACAATGCGTGGGCCATACCCATCCACCTTTACAACAGCATTGGTTAGGTGTCTAGCCATCATTGGATCGCCATCGTGAACCATCTTCCCTTCAGTAACATTTTCGTAGAACTTTTGACACGCTGGCACCATACGCCTAACCGAAGTTGATGGATACTCAACTATTGGAACACCAGCCTCAGCCAGAACTTGCATAGATCTTTGCCAGCGAAAAGGGTCACACGCAACCTCTAAGGTCTTAGGGTGCTTGCTGACGAAATCTAAAATCGCACCTTCAACCTCTAATGTGTCCACACGCCATTCATCAGTGTCCGTAGGTTGCTTCTCCCAAGCTTTCCACAAAAACAGATAGGGCTTATCTTCATCATCTCTAGGCAAGCGACAGCCGACCACCACAGTGCAGTCGTTGTTGAACGAACCATCGAATCCCAGAACATACTCATCTTCAGGGTCCAGCTCGTGAGTTTCCACCAATTTATCCCATTCGCCACTAGGCAACCAAGCTGTTTGTGAGCTGACCCACTGATTACATCTCTTAGTTCTGAACTCTGCCTCTGGCGTTCGTTTAGACATAGCCACAAAATCTTCTTGGCTGTTTAGATCCCCATATGCTGGATTGGCTAGTTCCCAAGTTTTAGGGTCAAGGTGATTAGCCTCTGGGTCGGATTCCCACCACGCCATAAAGAAGCTGGGATCTTCTACCTCTTTGCGAGCTACACGCTGTCCGTATTGGTAAAGGCTATAAGCCACCCCATCTTGTCCTGTGTTGTCGGTCTTGACACCAGCAGTCGTAATAGATAACAGCATTGGCTCTCGCCTAGCACCCATACCCAGTGCCATAACATCAAACAGTTCTCGATTAGGGCTGGCGTGAAGCTCGTCAAACACCACGAAGGTTGGCGACAATCCTTCTTTTGAATAAGCCTCTGCCGACAGCACTCTATAAACACTGTGCGTATCTACTACTTCAATGGCATCGCGATATATTTTGACATTTTCTGAGAGGTCAGGATTAGCCTCTATCATTCGCCTAGCATCGGCAAACACAATTCTTGCCTGTTCTTTTTCAGCAGCACAGCTATAAACTTCGCCACCATCATCCCCTAAGAATAATGACCACAAAGCAAGCGAACTGCCCAATGCACTTTTGCCATTTTTTCTAGGCATTCCCACCAGAGCTGTTCTGTGAGCTAACTGCCCATTCTCATCTTCAGCAAATAGATCCCTGAGTAAATTTTTTTGCCAATCTCTAAGAACTAACTGTGAGCCTGACTTTCCTGCAATCGTGTCTTTAGTTTGTAGTCCGTAGGCATCTATAAAGGCAATGACCTGTTCTGCTCTGGTCATTTCTGCTTTCACTGGGGTAAGCCATCGCGGTGGATAACTACTCATTCTTCATTCCCTTCAGCTCGGCTAGTTTGCTTTGTCGCTTCACCTCCGCCAAACCGAGTCTAGTTCTTTCGGCTGGGGAAAGTCCGAGTTGAGCTAAGTTTCCCACGATGGTGCGGTCTAGCTCTCTGAGTGCTCTCCGCTGTTTAGGGTCGATGTTCTCTGGCTTTTGACCCATTATGTATGCCCTGAGATTCCAACGCTCATCAATCATCTCTGCTGTTATCAGCATCATTTCATAATCAGTGGTTGGGCTAATCCATAGTCCTCCGATATCCCATACGCGTTCCCAGAAAGCTCTACCATGCGTTAGTAAAGGTCTAGTTGGCTCAGGTGCCTCAGTCGCAGCTGGGATCGTTGCCATCTCTTTTTGGTCTGGGAGGGCTCTTTTCCCTGGGTTTCCGAGAGCTCTTTTTTGTTCTAGGGGTTTTGGTGGTCTGCCTGCTGGCATTGTTACTCCTAGTTCGGTCTATCAATCTTGGCTTCCGTCAGAGTTTTTAGCCTCAGATTCAGTATGCCTTGTGATTTGGTGTAGGTTTTCGCGAGGTCAGGATATCCTGCCTCTAGAATTTTCAGTGCTTTTTCGTGGTCTATTTGACGATCCTCAATGCCATTGTCTTTTAGCTCAGCATCTATTCCGCCCTCCGCAAAGTATTTAGTGATTGGGCAGAGATAGTCCAGCCGAACAACATTTCCGTTTAGTAGGTAGCTTCTTAGGGTAGTTTCATAATCATCTGCACTAGATCCTTCGGTCAGCCTGTCCCCAGTGATGGCTTCATCGCCAGCATAGTTTCCGTAGATATTACCGCAGATATATCTCAGCCCCACTGTGATGGTGTCTTTTAGGAAATAACCATTGGCAGTTGGGTTGATTCCCCACAGTTTTGCACCGACAGCACTAGCCACATTGAAACCAACATCACACAGCTCATCTATCGTGCCTGTGAATGGCTCTAGCTTCTCGCCGACCTTTTGGTTTATGTCATAGATATCATCGTCTAGGTTTAGCAGTGGTGTGCCAGTGGCATAATGCTTGTGATAGAACCGCTGGGCATTGACTTTACCCTTTTCAGCGATTTCGATTTTGAACTCATCACCAAACATAGCTCGATATTTAGTGGCTTCATCTAAGTTAGCCACCCAGATAGTTATGCGTTTTTTATCAGCACCATATCTCAACAGGGTTGGGATGGTGGCTTTCGCTAGAACTGCTGGTCGCTTGTAGCTGGGTATAGCAATCTCGTAAGACATAATCTCCTAGTCGTTGACTATGCGTGTATCTCCGTTTGACCGCCCAGTCTGGATTTTTTCTTTTAGGCTATCTATATCAGAATCAATCATTCCTGCCTCACGATCTGCTCTGCGCTTGCGAGCTTCG